GAGTTTGCAAAAACAATGAGGGGTTCAATTAAAAACAACCCTACAAAAAAAATGACTGAAAGTGGCTACTAGAGGAAGAACAAAGAAAAGTAATAAGATTTGTCCAGCAGGAATAGCTTGGGCAAAGCGTACCTTTGAAAAATATCCGTCTGCTTATGCAAACATGGCGGCAAGTAAATATTGTAAAGACCCTAACTATGGCAAAAAATAAAATGGACTATAACGGCATTGGCTTTTCAAACAAAAACATTGACAAGCTAACCAAGAAGCAAATGTATATTGCTAAACAATCTGGCAACCCAAACAAGATTGAGGGCTCAGACTTTAAAGCCTTGAGGAAAAAGTAATGGGTGAGCTCAAAAAATGGCGTGAGCAGAACTGGGTTCGCATAGGAACGGACGGAAAAATTAAAGGGGCTTGCGGCACAAGCAAGAACAAAAAAAATCCTGACCGATGTCTTCCTATGGCTAAAGCAAAAAGATTAAGCAAGCGTGCTCTTGCAGCAACGGCAAAAAAGAAAAAAGCTTCAGGAGGCAAAAGACAATTTGTTAGAAATACTGAATCAGTTAGAAACGCATGAGCACAATACCTACAGGAACAAAATTTCACGGAGTAGCCCCTAGTGTAGACACGGTAGACAAGGGCTCTGCCCTTATAGATACATTAAGAGAGGCTTATACTATAGACGATATAGCTTCTTATACCTATACAGGAACAACGGCTATTTTAGAGCCTGAGTTTATAACAGTAACTCCAGGAGGTTCATCGACTATAACAACAGATAAGAATATAGTTGATTTAACATGGTCAGGTGGTTCAGGGACTCATACTTTAACTTTACCTTCAGCAGCAGCGATACCCTATCGTTTTTTAAGAATTGTTAATAATTCAACTGTTGGTGCGCAGAACAAGGTAGATATTGCTGCGCCTGGCACTGAAACAATTGACGGCGTTGCTACTTATGAAATAAACAAATCATATAATGGTATTGCTGTTTGGTCTGATGGTTCAAACTGGATAGTAATACAAGCAAAATCAACCTAATGGCTAAGAAATTTAAAGTACACAAGATGTATAGTAAAACGGGTATAGCAAAAACAGCTAGGACTATGGCAGACCATAACCGTTTAAAAAAACAAGGGTACACACATAAAAAAAAGTAAATGGCATCACCAAGAAAAGGTAAAGCAAAAGTAAAAGTTACTTCAACTGGAAAAAAAGTTAGCTATGGTCAGGCTGGTAAAGCTAGAGGCGGTGGTCCTAGAGTTAGACCTGGGACTTCTAAAGGCGACAGCTACTGCGCTAGAAGTCTAGGAATAAAAAGAAGATTAAGTAAGAAAAAACAAAACGACCCCAATACTCCAAACAATTTATCAAGAAAAAGATGGAAGTGTGTAGGGGCTAAGTCTAAAAAGTAGACAAGGAAAATATTAGTATATTTGTAGAATAAAATTTAGAGAATGAAAAAGCAAGGTTATAACTCAAGATTAGATGAGTCTTTAGGAGCTCGCAATGGAAAAAAATCTCAGTCTATGAAAGACAGAAGAGATGAAAGTAAAGCTATGTCCAAAAAAATGTACGGTCATGCATATGGCGCAGACAAAGGAATGGAGTATAGAAGTGATAATTTACATTACAAAACTCACGACCATTTAAAATAATATGGCGACAAAAGGTAGAACATCAAAGTTTCCTCAGATTAAAAAATCAAGAGAGGGAAAGTTTACTAACTGGGCAAAGAAAAATATGCCTGGCAAAAGTACCTGTGCGGCAGCATCAGCTGTGATGAAAAATACCGGAAACTATTCTGGGAGTGTTGTTAAAATGGCGAACTATGCCAATAATTTTGGATGTAAAAGATGAGAAAGTTATCAGCTTGGTTATTAAAAGCAGCTAATTGGATTAGTAACTTTTGGGAAAGATGTAAATGTAAATGGAATAAAGCTTTGTTATTTATTTCTATGACAACAAAAAAATGTGACAATAATTTATGTACTTGTAAAAAATGAAATCAAGAGGATTAGGCGATACGATACATAAATTTACATCAGCTACAGGTATAAAGCGTGTGGTAGATACTGTTGCTAAAGTAACAAATACCGATTGCGGATGTAATGAACGCCGTGATTCTTTAAATCGATTAATACCTTATAAAAATTAATTATGGCTTATCAAAAATTACAAGCATATCGTGCGGCTGATGTTACTCCAAGTGACACTGTAGATATCCCTAGTATTTCCACAGACCCTGGAGCAGGTAAAAACAACGGATGTGTTTTATTTGTTGGAGGAGCTGGAACATTAAAAGTAAGAACAGTAGGTGGTGATGATGTAACCTTTAACGGCATTAATACTGGAGCATTTATTCCAGTACAAGTTGTTAGAGTTTTTGCAACGGGAACATCTGCTACCAATATAATTGCATTGTGGTAATTATAATAGCAATATTATGATAATTTGGATAGCTAGTTATATAGGTTCAAACTTAATTTCTCAAGCTCCACCTATTGGTAGCCAGGAAATAATAACAGAGTTAAACATACAAATGGTTGATGAAGCAACCTTACAAGACTTAATAACAGAATAACATGGCAGTAAAATTTTCAAATTTTCAATTAGGCTCAACCGCATCAGACATAGATTTTGTTGTTGGATATAAGTCTACAGCAAACGTAAGAATCCCTATTGGGCTTGTAACGGCTAATACAACTTATACAGTAGCTACTGCTCAATCAGGTTTAAATGAAACCTTAACTCTTACCGGGTCAGATGCAAGCACAGATGTAATTACATTTACAGCTGGTAATGATATTACTCTTACAGATGATGGAGCAGGCAATGGATTTACTATAGCCTCAACTGCTAGTGGAGAAACATATGACTTAAATTCCACTACAGATGGAGCAAATGTAGATGTTAATCTAACTTCCACATCAGGACTTGATAATTCTTCAGTAAAACTAACTCCAGCAGGTGGACTTACCATTACCCAAACAGGTAATGTAATTACATTAGACACCTCAGCTTCAGGCTCAGGAACAGTAACAAATGTTGATTCAGCGGTAACTTCTATTCCTGGATTGACTTTAGTAACGACAGACCAAAGCACAACGCCTACAGTAACTTTAGGGCTTGCTGCATCTGCAGGAGCTAATGAATATTTAGACGGAGGAACAGGAGAATGGACAGCTTTGCCTTCAGCGGGTGGAACATCAAGACTAGTAACAACAGATACGGGAGACGGAACTACGCTTATATTTACAGACATAACGGGAAGTCTTACCTTGCCTGCGTCTAACCCAGAGTTTAATATTGATATTTATATATCAGGGGTTTATCAAGCAAAAGCATCTTACACCTATACAACAGCTACAAACGGAACTATAACATTTGCGTCAGGCGGAGCGCCACCAAACGGAGCTGCAATTGAATATGTAACAACAACATAATAATAAAGCTCAATGGCAACAACCAAAGTAACTACAGATGTAATTGACATGAGTGGTAACGCTGGAGGGCTTACCTGGGTAAAGGGCACTACTGCTCAACGTACAACGACTACAATCGGAGACCTCAGAGAAGACACTGACACTAAACGCACACAAGTATATACCGACCAAACGGGCACAGCTGAGTGGAGGAATCTAAAGGAAGAGGCTGTTGATAATTCATTTACAGTTGATTATTTAATAGTCGCAGGCGGAGGCGGCGGCGGTTCTCGCTTTGCAGGCGGCGGCGGTGCAGGCGGATTATTAACAAATTATAATGGAACTTCATTAAGCTTAACTCCATCTACCGCTTACACCTTAACGGTAGGACCAGGAGGGGCAGGCGGTGTTACTTCTGGAAGTTCAGGAACTGATGGCGCAGGCAATGGGACGAGTGGTACAAATTCTGTTTTTTCTGGAACCTTCACAGGTTCTCCTTTAACAGCTAATGGCGGCGGCGGAGGCGGCGCTGGAGATTCTGGTAATGGAGTCTCTGGAGGTTCAGGCGGCGGCGGAGCAGGTAGATTTAGTAGTACAGGCGGAGCTTCCACAGGAACTAGTCAAGGTAACGCTGGAGGAAGTCCAACAGGAGCATCTATATCTGGTCAATTTAGAGGCGGCGGCGGCGGCGGTGCAGGAGCTGCGGGAGATAATGGTATATCAAATGGAAATGGAGGGAACGGATTAGAGGTTCAAATTACAGGTGCGACAGGAGCAACTGCAACCTATGCTGGAGGCGGAGGCGGCGGGATTGGAACGACCGCTACTATAAGTGTAGGTGCAGGTGGTTCAGGCGGCGGTGGTGCAGGTGGTTATGATGTAGCAGCTACAAATGGAACACCAAACACAGGCGGCGGCGGCGGCGGCGGCGGATATTATGGAACAACATCTACAAATAAATTAGGAGGCGCTGGAGGCTCAGGAGTTATTATATTAAGATGCAATAAAGCCACAGCAACATTAGGTGCAGGGATAACAGTAAATGGAATAAGCGCAGCGGGCTCAGTAAGTGGAGTAGCAATTGGTGGAACAAGTGACTATTATTATTCGGCAACAGGAGGAACAGGAACAATAACATTTAGTTAATATGGCATACTACGCAAAAATATCAAATCAGGAGTTCACAGTAAGTGAGAGCGCTAGGCTTAGGGAAGCGCAGTCTGAAAAGAGTGTTATTGAAAATGATAACAGAGCGAGTGATGGATATGTAGCTCTTTACAATATGTATGGAACTAAAAATACAAGTGATACATTAGAAAGTTTACAGGCTGAACTAAATGCATTATATGCAGATAGAGAGAATCCTCCGGCTCAAGAAGATGTGGATGCATTAAACACAGCCATACAAACTGAGAAAGATACTCTAGCTGAAGAGGCTCAAGAGCTTTTAGAGCAAATGAAAATACTAGAAGAAGAAGGTACTGAAGACCTAGTAGCTGAGATTGAAACACTTAACACGGCAATAGCCAATGCGCTATGCAGAGTAACGGCAATGTACACGGGAGCCGATGAGATTGTGATGGTGGCGGGAGACTCCTCAGCAATACAAGCAGAGATAGAGGCTCTTGAAGAAAGCAAAAAAGATATTGACTATACTCAAGATGAAGAAGTATGGAGAGCAGAAACTGAAGCTATACAAGTTCAAATACAAGCAAAGCTTGAGGAGATGAATGCAGTGCCTCAGGTAGAGTTTGACAACTCAGTATACTGGGAAGGCTACTACGGCGGATGCAAGAGAACATCATACAATACACAAGGGGGAGTGCACAAGTTAGGCGGCACACCTTTTAGAAAAAATTATGCAGGGGTAGGATATATCTACGACCCTGTAAGAGATGCTTTTTATGTAGAGCAGCCTTATGCTAGCTGGACACTAGATGAGTCTACTTGCTACTGGCAACCACCAACACCTAGACCTGAAGGAACAGATTGGTATTGGAATGAGGCTACTGTAGAATGGGTTGAACACCGAGGCAAACCTTATAAAAGTTGGATTTATGATGAAGATTTAAAACAGTGGGTTGCTCCAGTTGAAAAACCTAATGATGGGTCTAATTATAACTGGAATGAAGAAACGTCTGCTTGGGATTTTGTAGAATCTACACAACCTTATCCTAGCTGGATATGGAATACAGAATTGTTAAAATGGGAAGCTCCGGTAGCAAAACCTGATAACAACCCATTAGAGGGTATAGAATATATATGGGATGAAGAGACATTAACTTGGGTAGAAAGATAAATTATGGCAACAACTAAGGTAATAAAAGACTTAACGGAGTTCAATCCAGGTAATCCTGATTATGTTTTAAATGCAACTAATGCAGTTACTGTTGTAAATCCTGGTAGTGGAAATCAATATAACTTTAACGGTGTATATGGTAAGTTTGGTCTTAGAATAGGAACTACAGTTCTAACAGGCGTACCTAGTGGTCATCCATTTGCTGTTTTGAATAATGGACTTACAGGGATTACATATACTGGAACTGTTAATGAGGGTACTTTAGCCGTAGGCGGATTTACATATACTTTTTACTCAGGTGATATAACAATAACGGTAACTGCTGATTTTGGTGTTGCTAGTTATTATTGTAAAATCCACGGGTACATGGGAGGTGAAAATAATTTAGTTTCTGTTTATTCAGAAGCAGGTCTTAGAATGCCTACGGGTGGAGCTTTCTCAGGAACACCAGCAGAGGGTATGATGCGTAACGATACAACTCAAGCTTCAGAAGGTTCAGCATCTACTATGCAACACTATACGGGAGACAACGTATGGAAAAACTTTGTAAATAAATCTAATTCAATTAATACTGATTATTTATTAATTGCAGGCGGCGGCGGCGGCGGACCAAATCACGGCGGCGGCGGAGGAGCTGGAGGGCTTTTAACCACAACTGCTTACGGAGGTAGCCAATCGCCTTTTGTTGCTTCATTAGGAACAGCATATACAGTAGAAGTTGGCATAGGAGGTGTAGGAAACGATAGTGCCATTGGTAGTAATGGTGTTAATAGCAAATTTGGAACAGTAGGTAGTGAAATTATTGCAACTGGCGGCGGCGGAGGAGCTAAAAATAATGGCGCTGGAGCAACTGGTGGTTCTGGTGGAGGCGGCTCAAGAGGTGGTGGCGGCGGTTCTGCAACAACAGGACAAGGAAATGCAGGAGCATCTGGCGCAGGGACTGGCGGCGGCGGCGGCGGCGGCGCAGGCACAGCTGGTAGTAATGGTGGCTCATCACAAGTTGGTGGTGCTGGAGGAAATGGATTAGCGGTTAGTATTACGGGTAGTTCACTTTCTTATGCAGGCGGCGGCGGCGGTAACGGATACAATGCTAATGGCGGAGCTGGTGGCACAGGCGGCGGCGGTAAAGGCGGATATTATAATGGCGGTGGCGGTAACTCCCCTGCGGATTTAGGTTCTAGTGGTCTAGTAAACACAGGCGGCGGCGGCGGGGGTAACTTTGTAGGTAGTTCCCTTTTACTTAGAGGGATGAGTGGTGGTTCAGGAGCAGTAATACTGCGTTATCCAACATCAAGTGTAAATAGTTATTCAACAACAGGCACTTTACTTACTGCAACAAATGGAGCTTATCCTATTGCAAATGAAGCTTGTTATACATTAAATGGAGATTTATTAGATTCAAGTGGTAACGGAAATAACGGAACTAATAATAATGTAACTTTTAGTACAGGAAGATACGGGCAAGCTGGGTCATTTGATGGTAGTTCTTCATATGTTGACACAGGAATAACCGGCACTACGGTAGCGTGGGGTTACAGCGCTTGGTTTAATACTTCTGTGGCAGCAGGGGCAATTCTTGCTCAATTAAATGGGTCAGGGTCAAGTAGCGGCGTTGATATAGTGGTGCAGGCTGGCGGTCAGCTAAGGTGTCTTTTTCATCAAAATGGAAATGCTATTAGCAGTACTTATCTTTTTGGCAGTGGTCTAAACGATGGAAATTGGCATTTTGTAGCATACACTTGGGACGGAGTAAGTGGAAATGATGCTATTATAAATATAGATGGTACAACATATGCGCAATCCTCTTCTATTACAGGGGGCACAAATGCTGATGCAAGTTTAAAACTTGGGAGGTTTGGCTCTGCAGCAGGTGGAGGATATTTTAATGGTCTTCTTAATCAAATAAGAGTATTTTCAAGTGCGTTGACTGCTAGTCAAATAAACTCTCTTTACAGTGAAGGATATGTTCGTGAAACTACCGATGGAACAGATTCTATTTTAGAATTTACAGGAGGAACAGGAACAATAACATTTAGTTAAAAATTATGGCAATAACAAAAATAGGAACACCGGAATTATTTGACTTTAGCGCAACAAACACAGCGCTACAATTGCCAACAGGTGATACGGCATCAAGACCGTCAGCACCAAGCGCAGGAGAGTGGCGTTTTAACAGTGAACTGAAATACGTTGAGTATTGGGATGGAGGTTCGCCAGGCGAATGGAGACAGATAGACACTGAAGCTCCAGCAAACCCCGATGACTTTCCTTCTCAGAACTTTAACGTCAACACATACTTCGGTAATGGAGGCACTCAAACAATAGACGCTAAGTTTAATGAGGCAGCGAACTTTAATGGGAGTAGTAGTAAAATAGATATTGCTTCAACAATAACAGGTAATAATTCTTTTTCAGTTTCATTTTGGTTGAATCCTACAGCTAACAATATTACACCCTTTATGATGGGTTCTGCTTCAACAGGTCAAGCATTTTTAACTTTTGTTACAGGAAACACTTTAAATTTTGGTAGAGGTGGAGATAGTTTAGGTAGCACAACGTCAAACACGATTCCTAATAATACTTGGACACATATTGCTGTTTCAAGTAATGCAGGTAGTGTAACTGTTTATGTAAATGGAGTGAGCAATTTAACTTTTTCTACAACTTATAATATAAGTAGCGGTGGTACTTTTATAGGTTATGCAAGTGGCTATAGTCAATATTTTAAAGGTAAAATAGACCAAGTAAGAATATTCAATACAGCAATAACGGCTGCTCAAGCAGAGGATTTATATACAGATGAAACAACAACCACAGCAGCTACATTAGACTTTCCAGTGGGAGCGGGATGTTTTGCTGCTTACCAGTTAGATGGTGACGCTTCAGATATAAGCGGCACATACGGAGGAGTAACAACAGACATAGGATATACAGGATTAAGATTCCAACCTGATTTTGTTTGGATAAAAAATCGTCAGCCAGGTGGAGTAGGATATTCACATCAATTATATGACTCTATACGAGGTGTTAATGAAGTTATATTTTCAAATGATACTGACCAACAATATACCCGAACTCAAGGATTGCAATCTTTTAACACCAACGGATTTACTGTTGGCTCAAGAGCAGATACAAATTCTGGTAATATGGTAGCTTGGTGTTGGTACGCTCCTACTGCAGAAAGTATTAGTGCAAGTGGTTCTCAAATTGCTTCAACTGTAAAAAAAAATGTAGATGCAGGGTTTAGTATTGTACAGGGAAGTTTTGCAACTAATGAAGCATCTACTAAAGTTGTAGGTCACGGACTGACATCTCCAAAATTAATTATTTATAAAGCAACAAATATAGTTTTACCGTGGTTTAATTTCGGAGTACACGGAGGAAGTGTATTTGGAAATAATAATGTATTAAGATTTAATACTGATGCAGCAGCTAATGATAGCACTTTTGATATAACAGGTACAACATTTAAAGTAGGTTCTACTAATACTGCTCACACTTTTATAGCTTATTGTTTTGAAAATGTAGCAGGTTATCAGAAGATAGGGAGTTATGTGGGCACAAATGCCCCTGGAAATATTATAAGTACAGAGTTGACTGTAGGAGACGGAGGATTTGAGCCAGCTTTAGTAATGATAAAATCAACTGGTGCAACAAACGGAAATTGGATAGTTTTTGATAATAAAAGAAATTCAGTAAATCCACGCACAGATGTTTTAAAGTGGGACACTAATGGCGCTGAAACAACAGAGGCAGCTTTAGATGTTACTTTTGCTACAAATGGATTTGTGTTAAATGGTGCTGCAGGAGCAGGAGGAACAGGACAAATAAATAGTTCAGGAATTACTTACCTCTACCTAGCTATAGCCGCTGACAAAGACACATCAGTGCCTACGCAAGCGAATAGCTTTTCACCTACTATATATACCGGTAATGGTGGAACGCAGAATATATATACTCCTTTTGCTCCTGATTTTACATGGATAAAAGGGAGAACTGGAGCTGCGGAGTCTCATGTATGGAATGACACTATTAGAGGAATAAGTAATGCGATTAATTCAAATACTACAGGAGGCCAATATTTCGGTAGTGGGTTTTATAATACGTCTTTTAATCCTAATGGTTTTACAGTTGGAGATAATCCCGCTGGTAATTATGGTGTAAACGGAAATGCAGCTCCAGGGATTGATTACGTCTCATGGAACTGGAAAGCAGGAGGGTTGCCTACAATTAATAATGATGGGTCAATTACAAGTATTGTAAGTGCAAACCAAAATGCAGGATTTAGCATTGTGAAGTATACAGGAAATGGTACAGCAGGAGCAACTGTAGGACACGGATTGACATCATTAACTCCTTCGCTAATAATTTGGAAAAATACGTCAGCTACATCTAATTGGTTAGTTTATTCACCACTTATAGGTAATGATTCACAATTTCTATATTTAAATTTAACAAACGAAGCACAAACAAGTGGTAATCAAAATGAATATCCAACAAATAAAGTAAATCCAACATCTACATTAGTAACTGTAAATGGTGCAGGTTCTTCTAATAATATAAACATCTCAGGGGAAAATACTATTATGTATTGTTTTGCAGACATTGCAGGTTATCAGAAAGTGGGGAGTTATACAGGGAATCTTACCACACCGCCAAGTATTACAACAGGATTCAGCCCAAGATTCTTAATGATTAAAAAAATAGATAATGGAACAGGCCCTTGGGTTTTAATTGATAGTGCAAGAGCTTCCACTAATCCAGCAAGTGCAAGATTAAGAGCAAATACTTCAGATACGGAATATTCTAATTCAGCTGAAGCAATATATCGTTCGGTAACTGGATTTACCGTAGGAACTGCAGGGAACCTTAATACTTGGGATGGAATGAATGCTAACAGCACCAACTATCTTTATTTAGCAATAGCATAATGGAATATATACAAACAAATAGCGCACTTTTAGATATTAATGTGGTATACCACATAGTTAAACCAAACAGCAATGTCAATTAACGATATAAAAATATTGGGAATAAATAGTTTAGTCTTAGGAATTTCTATGACACATATAGATGTGATTTTAAAAATTTTATTACTTTTAGTATCAATTGGTTACACAATACACAAGTGGTACTTAATGTATGGAAAGAATAAGTGAACATATTTCTTATAAAGAAAGTATAAAGTCGCACACGGCGACTCGATTAAATATAAACAATACACCCGATGGTTATCAAGTTTCTAATATGGTTGGTGTTGCTCATAATGTTTTCGAGCCTCTTAGAGAATATGTAGGTGGTCCTATAAAGATTACAAGTATGTTCCGCTGTGAAAAATTGAACTCTGTTTTGGGGGGAAGTTCCCGCAGCCAGCATTGTGAGGGTCGAGCTATGGACCTGGATGACACCTTTGGCCATAAAACAAATGCTGAAATGTATAGGTTTATAAAAAACAATTTAAATTTTGACCAGCTTATATGGGAGTTTGGAGATGATACAAACCCAGACTGGATTCATGTAAGCTATATCTCAGAAGATGAAAATAGAAAAAGATGTTTAATAGCTGATAAAGTTAATGGCAAAACATTATATAGAGTGGCATGAGCAAAACTAAAAAACCATTTAAAGAAACGGGCGTAGGAAAATTTCTTATTGAAAAAGCTCCTTCAATACTTGGAATAGTAGGGGATGCTTTTTTGCCGGGAAATGTTATATCAGAACTTATATCTGGAAACAGTCAGCTATCAGAGGCAGACAAAGAAATAGCTCTTGAGAAATTAAAACTAGAGCGTGCTGAGATAGATGGGGTAACTAGGCGTTGGGTGTCCGATTCCAGAAGCCAGTCTTGGCTTGCAAGAAATGTTCGCCCCCTTACTCTTGCTGTATTGGTTTGTTCTTATGTTGGTGGGTGGTATATGGGACTGCCGACAGATGACACAGCTTCACTTCTCACATGGGTTCTGTGCGGATACTTCGGAGCGAGAACGGCAGATAAGATAGGCGTAAAATTTCCAGGCAAATAATTATTATATTTGTATTAATAAATTTAATACAATGGATATTAGAAAGATATCAATAGGTCCAGACTATAAGTCTAGCGCAATGCACTATATTGTAGGACAAGAAATTTTAGGAGGCTCACACAGCATTCACTTAATAAAACAAGACGAGAAAAAAGGCTCAATAAAAATATGGATTCAAAAAAAAGATGAAATATTTTTATGGAAAGAATTTAATCCTACTATGCCAATTGCTGTAGAATATAATATAAATTTTTAATGAGGTCTCCTTTTTATTTTATAGTAAAACCTGTAAAGGGTAAAAGATATAATAATTCAAAAAAGATAGGCGGCATAGATTTTATAACCAGCACTTCAGAAGAAAACCATATAGCGTCTAACAGAGAGGCTATTGTTGTTTCTACTCCTCTAGGATATGATGGAGAGATAGAACCTGGAGACATATTATTAGTGCACCATAATGTTTTTAAGTTTTATAATGACATGAAAGGTCGTCAAAAAAGCGGTAAAAGTTTTTTTATAGATGATTTGTTTTTTGTAGACAATCAACAATTTTATATGTACAACAAAAACAATAAGTGGCATTGTCATGACAAGTATTGTTTTGTAGAGCCAATTTCAGTTACTGAGTCTTACATACATAAACCTTTTGCTGAAGAACCACTTATGGGTAAGATAAAATATATAAATAAAACATTACAGAAATATGGCGTAAAAGAAGGTGACTTAGTTACTTTTAGACCAGACACTGAATATGAGTTTAATGTTGAGGGTGAAAAATTATATAGAATGTTTGACCATCACATTACAATGGTATTGTGAAACACTCCATCAAGTGTAGTCAATGTGATGAAACATTTGCTGGAGGATTTGAGTATAGAATGCATTGGGAAAAGTACCATTTAAAAAACGCTTTAAAAGAAAATGAGCTCAGAAGAATTAAAGAAAAAAATAATTGAAGCAGGAAGAAAAGCTGTAGAGCAGCTTATTAAAGTTGCTAAAGAAGATATTATTAAGCACGACCCTGAAGATGAGCTGGCGGCAGATAGATTAAAAAATGCAGCAGCCACAAAAAAACTAGCGGTTTTTGATGCTTTTGATATTTTAAATAAAATAGATGCTGAACAAGAAAATATTAATATATCTAACAGTACCGAATCTAAGGTAGAAACAAAACAAGGATTTGCAGAAAGACGCTCAAGATAGTATATATAGGGTATTAAAAGAATACATTCCTAAAGGAGTTTTAGCTAATAAAAACAGGGCTAAAACCTGGGAGTATGGCTATAATGTAAAGTATGATTTTATATGTATTTCTAAAAATGGAAAGGTAGGAGATGTAGTAGAAATATCAGGATTAAGAATAGGGCTTCCATTGATTCCTAAAAAACCTTATAGCCGTTCTGCAACTAAGTCGGAACAATATTGGGAGCGTGAAGAGTTACCAAAAGAACTTTTTAAAATACAGTCTATATTTCAGTGGAATGAAATGCCTTCGGTTTTTAAATCTAAATGGGTAGACTATATAGAGTCTGAGTTTGATAGAAGAGAAGAAGGACATTGGTTTTTAAACAACGGTACGCCTACTTATATTACTGGCGCTCACTATATGTATTTACAGTGGTCTACTATTGATGTAGGCTATCCAGACTATAGAGAGGCTAATAGAATTTTTTATATTTTTTGGGAAGCAAGCAGAGCAGACAAAAGAAGTTTTGGAATGGTCTATTTAAAAATAAGACGTTCTGGATTTTCTTTTATGGGCTCTTCAGAATGTGTAAACACGGGAACACTTGCAAAAGACTCAAGGGTAGGGATTCTTTCTAAAACAGGTTCAGATTCTAAAAAAATGTTTACAGATAAAGTAGTGCCTATCTCTAACAGGCTTCCATTTTTTTTTAAACCCATTCAAGATGGTATGGACAAACCAAAAACCGAGCTTGCCTTTAGGATACCAGCCTCTAAGATTACTAAAAAAAATATGTATGAAGTAGTGGATAATGAATTAACAGGCTTAGACACTACTATTGACTGGAAAAATACAGATGATAACTCTTACGATGGTGAAAAGCTTTTACTTCTTGTTCATGATGAGAGTGGCAAATGGATAAAACCAAATAACATTCTTAACAACTGGAGGGTTACTAAGACTTGTTTAAGATTAGGTAGTAAGATTATTGGCAAGTGTTTGATGGGGTCTACCTCTAATGCATTAGACAAGGGTGGTAATAATTTTAAAAAGCTTTATGAAGATTCAGATGTAAACAAAAGAAACGCCAACGGACAAACAAAAAGCGGTATGTACTCTTTATTTATTCCTATGGAAATGAACATGGAAGGATTTATAGATATATATGGACAGCCTGTCCTTAGAGTTCCTAAAGAAAAACGCAAAGGTGTTGATGGCGAGTGGATTACAAACGGAGCTATAAACTATTGGGAGGCTGAAGTAGATTCTTTGAAGCACGATGCTGACGCTCTCAATGAATTTTATAGACAGTTTCCTAGAACAGAGTCTCATGCATTTAGAGATGAAAGTAAATCATCACTATTCAATCTTACTAAAATATATCAGCAGATAGATTACAATGACTCGCTAATTATGCAGCACCATTTAACAAGAGGTAAGTTTTATTGGGAGAATGGTATAAAAGATACTAAGGTAATTTTTAGTCCTGATAAAAAAGGACGTTTTTTAATAGGATGGTTTCCTTCAAAAAACTTACAGAATAGAGTAATAAAAAGAAACGGATTACATTATCCAGGAAACGAGCATATAGGAGCATTTGGCTGTGACTCGTATGATATATCAGGAACTGTAGGTGGAGGAGGCTCTAATGGAGCGCTGCACGGCATGACGACTTTTAGCATGGAAGAAGCTCCAGCAAATGAGTTTTTTTTACAGTATGTAGCTAGACCACAAACAGCTGAGATATTTTTTGAAGAGGTGCTTATGGCTTGTGTGTTTTATGGAATGCCTATCCTTGTAGAAAATAATAAACCTAGATTGTTATACCATTTTAAAAATAGAGGCTATAGACCTTTTTCTATAAACAGACCAGATAAACATAAGTCAAAACTTTCTAAAAGTGAAAAAGAGCTGGGTGGCATTCCGAACAGTTCTGAAGATGTAAAACAATCACACGCTGCTGCAATAGAATCATACATAGAAAAAAATGTAGGATTAGATTTAGAAGGCACATTTAGAGAACAAAATGAGATGGGCAATATGCTCTTTACCAGAACCTTAGAGGACTGGGCTAAGTTTGATATAAACAACAGAACTAAGTTTGATGCCAGTATTAGTTCTGGACTAGCAATAATGGCAACACAAAAGCATATGTACCAGGTAGAGAAAAAACAATCAAAAATAAACCTTAACTTTGCCAGGTATACAAATAAGGGAACTTTAAGTGAATTAATTAGATAGATGAAGGATGTTACAATAGACATTGCATCTACAGGCTTTCCAAGTCAATTTGTCTCAGACGCTGAAAAAGCTACAGACGAATTTGGTTTACAGATAGGACAGGCTATTCAGTACGAATGGTTTAAAAAAGATGGAAACCAGTGTAGATATTATAATCAATGGCGGGACTTTCACAGACTGCGATTATATGCTAGGGGCGAGCAGTCCATAGCCAAATACAAAAACGAATTAGCAATTGATGGAGACTTGTCTTATCTAAATTTAGATTGGACACCTGTGCCTATACTTCCAAAGTTTGTTGACATTGTGGTCAATGGAATGCAAGACAGAGAGTTTAAGGTTAAGGCTTATGCTCAAGACGCATTATCACAAGCTAAAAGAAGTAAGTATCAAGACATGATAGAGGGTCAGATGGCTGCTAAAGATATTCTTACTACTATACAGGAGCAGACAGGAGTAGACCCGTTTATAATGGACCCTGATGATTTGCCCTCTTCTGATGAGGAGCTTTCACTTTATATGAACCTCAACTATAAGCCTGCAATTGAGATAGCA